ATCGGTTGATTTTTAGATTCATCAAATCGCTTTGGCTGTCCAACATAAGAAGAAAAAGCAACGCCAACTTGTATCAGTATAAATCTTAAATTATTCAGCATAAGTTTATAAGCTTGAGCAGCTTTTCTGATATATAGCAAATTTGTCCCGCCAGAACCTTTAGTTAACGACTTGCCTACTCCAACATGGTTTACAGCATCCCATCCTTCCCATAATTCTATGATTGCATAGCCAACATAATTGTCATCTACTTTCAGATAGAACAATGAATTTTCAGTTGGGCTATCATTTTTATAGACATGACAATTAGTTCCAGCGGCATCATCGTAAATAGACCACTTGTCGTTCTTGACAAGCTGGGTATCAAGCATAGCAATTAGCCCGCCGATACTGTTATTTAATGTTCCTTCATATACAGCCATTGCTATTCACTCCTAATATTCAAACCACAAATCTCCATCTTGACCATCAGCGGGGGTCGGGCTGACATCGGATATGAAAATTGTTCTACCAATTTCTATCCAACCTTCTTTTTTGTCTTTTACAAATATTTTATTATTTTTCTTATCTATCCATAAAGCATTATTTAATCCTTCATTTTCTTTTGGAGGTCTATCATACACCAATAAATTATTTTTTAAATCTTCAATATCAAACTTTAGGTCTTTTTTGTTCATTTATCACAGCTTTTAGAGAAGAAACTAATGAATCCGCTTGTTCAAAATTATCAAAGCAAAGTTTATTTAGGCTAACATTAACCAAGGCACTGTTAGTTTCATCATCATCATATTCAATAGATTTAAGCTGAATTTTCTTTACATTATAAGGAATAACAAAAGTAGCACATACATCGTTAATTCCATTTAGAGAAATAACATACGGGTCAGAATCAACAAAACTCCATACGCCACCTAAATCTGGTTTGTAAAATGAAAAGATAAATGTAATATCTCCATCGGCTAATTCATTTTCTCCTTTAGCATGTATTATAATAGATGCACCTATTGAATCAGATAAATCAAAAAACTTACTGTCTGGAACAACTGCTGGTGGGGGCGGAGGAGGCGGTGTTTCACCACCAGACTCAACAGTCAATGGGTGCGGATAAGTGTAGGGAGTATAGTAAAGTTCCCAAGCATCGTCATGCCACCTATACAACTTATTTTCGTCTGTCGCCCACCAACCAACACCTTCAGTCGTGCATGAAGCTGGTCTATCTTCTATTAATCCTACCCCTATTCCAGATGAACCATCAAAATTCTCAACCTGCTTAAAGCAATGCACATCCCATCTCGGAACAACTCCCTTTGGTTCTCCATAATCCCATGTCTGTGGTATATCATAATTATATCTTACCGAACCATTTATACTCTGATTCCAGTAATAAGAGTCAGACACATGTTGGGGCTGCCCAGCAGTATTTGTTGCTGGTGGATTCAAGGTATCATCATATTCTTCTCTGGCTTGTCCAGGGAATCCAGAAGATGCGTTTAAAGCACTATTATTAAAAATTATTGCCTTTCCACCTCTATGGTCAAACACCTCCATTGTTTTATTATTACAGTTAATGGTATTCTCGTATATTTCTGCCCCCATGGTGGATAAATTTCCGCCTGTCCCCATATTACCATGTATATCAAACCAAGGCCAAATAGCCTCTGATGTTCCTAAATAATGATATATATTATACCTACTACAATAACGTCCACCTAAACCACCTTCATTACTCGAACTACCATCGCCTAAATATATATCATTGTCTTCATAGTATCTGTTATTGGAAGTCCCATAATTAAAAGTAAAATTATTCCAAGTTGTTGCATTGTAAGCAAAATCAAGAATAAGAAAACTACCCACACTTGACCTTAACACATTATTATCAATAACCCCATATATTTCACCTTGAAAAATCATCACAGCACCTTTAGAATTCTTAATTTCACAATGGTCAAGCCTAAATTGGGTTACTGGAGTTAAAGAATCATTTTTTGCCATAAATGTAAAACGATTGCTATTACCATCAAGTATAAAACCCGATAATCTAAAAGGTTTATCTACTTGGTCAGATGAAGGCACATAAGCAACTAGAAAACTAGGAGGGTCAAAATAATCAACACCAGAAGCAGCACCCGATTTTATTGTAGTTCCTCCAACCGTAGCTGCTTTCAATATTATTCCCTTGGTTATAATCAAAGCTTGAGACCAAGTAGCTTCCCCGTCTGGGACTATTACTGTATCACCAGGATTAGCTATCGCTATCGCTGCCCGCACATCCCCTAATGAACAACTATTTGCATATAAAACCTCTCCTTGTTCTGGTTCTTGCTCAGGTTCACCACCTCCTTCAGTAGGAATAATATCACCACCATTCATAGTTACATAATCATTAAATAATTTTTCTCTAATTTCTTTCATTTATTTCTCCTTGTATGTTATTGATATAATCTAACACCTTTTCTTCTATAAAATAAAGTTAATCCATTCAAAATAAAATTAGATACACTATCTCCAGAAATAGTAAATCTAAATAACCCACCTGTCAATCCAGCACTTAATGCTTTTCTCAATAATATATTAGCGGCTGCCCCACAATAAACTTCTCCGCAATAAATATCATCTCCACAATAAACAGGAATAACACCTGTTAAAGGATACATATACTTTTCAGTAGAATAATTTATTTCAAAAGCTATCTGTAAATCATCTTCTCCATCAGTAAAATAGTTCAGCTCTGCATAGCGAAGTAAATAAATTATGTTAGCAATAGTTGTTTTAACTTTCCTGTCAGTCATAAAAGAAAACCAACCACTTTGAATTTCAATAGGTATAGCATACCCATCATCAGTAGATTCACTATCCAATAAATAAATATTTCCATCATCACTACCACTCATAATTCCAATAGTTCCATCGTCTTTATGATATTGAGCTAAACAATATAAGTTATGATTAGGATAAGAAAATTCAGTCCAGCCAACATAAGCAGGAAAATTAAAAATAGAGATTGGTTCTGTTAGATTTAAAAAAGGAATGAGTAAAGTTCCAACCATAAACTTTGGGGTTAAACCAGGTGGGGTAGCTAAAAACCTTATTTGGTTTTTATTCGGTAGATAAGCAGCAGACCAGTATTCTTTATTTCCATCTTTCACATACCCCATTTCAATTAATTTTTGAGCAATAGTTTTTGAAATTGGTGTTAACTCATTTCCATTAAAACTATACCAACCATTCTGTGATAAGAAAATTACTTTATCTTCTAATGCAATAATTTGCCCAGCAGCAATATTGCCAACATCATACTTTGAGCTGGTTAATCTTTTTAACTCGAAATCACCATAAATAGTAAAGAATTTACTTTCTTTAAAAACTACTAACACATCTTGCAAGGCAGCAATTCCTGTTATCTCTTCACCATCACCTCTATCAAAGTATTCATAATTTTCTGCTGGTATAGCTTCAGCATTCCCAATCTTTGAATAAACAACTAAAGATTCTCCATCAGTTTCGGCAGGACAATTAGCATAAAAAACTCTGTCTTTATAAATAGTTAAATATTTAGCTGCTGGCGGAACAAAGTTATCCCAATCTGCCATAATACCTAAATCACTATCTAAAGCATTGTCAACATAATAATTGGTCTCATTATTTACTTCTGTTACAAAAAAGAAATCTACTGGTTCTTCTCCAGTAGCTAAAGCAAAAGTTCTATAAATCTCTATTTTATCTACTTGTGGGTCAGTAGAAGCAGCATAACTTACTTTTATTTTTTTATCAGATACTTCTATTGTATCGGAAATAGGTGAAGGATTACTATATAAATTAAATGAAGATGATTTATAAATATAGATATAAGCATATTTTCCAGTAATAGCTCCAGCCGCATCTTCAGCTAATGTAGGAGCATTTGTGGGTGGCTCAATTCCAACTGAATAAGGAGTCTTATCAACTATTTTTATATTATCATCAGTCCCATTAGAACAATAGCAATTATTCTTATAAGTAATAAAAGACATTCTTTTTTTAGAAAGAGTAAATTCTAAATTAACCCAATCTGCCCCATCATGTAGCCATAATTTATTATTTGTATTACTCAAGTTAACAATAATATAATTACCATAAGAAGAATAGTAATTATATAAATCCATGACTTTTTTATCTTGAAATATATTTATAGAAGCAAACTCAAGTTCTGGAGTAATGCCAACAACATAATAAGGAGAGGCTTCATTGCATATAAGAATTAAGTTTTTTTCTTGCCAGAAACTTAAATGAAATGGGTTATTTAACTGACCTGGCAAACTTCCCTGTCCAGGTTCATAATAGCCAGCATCACTTAAATCAGAATAATTTAATCTTCTAATTTTATGATTATTATATTCACTAACATAAACATAATTGTCAACTTGGAAAATTCCTCTTAAAGTTGGAAGTTCTGTTCTAATTTTAATAAACCCAAAATCGGAAAGTTGATAAACATAAATAGCGTCGCTCATTTCAAGTAATATATAATTATTTTCTGAATCTATCCAACAAGCAATAGGGGCAACTCCAGGATAATGATTTTCAATAAAAGATAAATCTGAAGCAGAATGAACTTTTAATCGCATATTAACATAATCGCAAATATATAATTTGCCATTATAATATCTGATACCATGTGGAACATTAAATTGGTCATCACCGCTACCAGGTGTAGAACCTATTTTTAAGATGAATTCTCCAGCTAAATTAAATTTTTGAATTCTATGATTATATGTATCAGCAACATATAAATATTCTCCATCTGAACAAATAGATGTTTGAGAACTAAATTGCCCATCTCCAGTGCCAGAAGAACCAAAATATGAAAGATATTCTAAAGTTTCAGCGTCAAAAATTGATATTCTGGCATTTGAACAAACATATATTTTTCCATTTACAACACAACTATCATAAGAGCTGGTTGAACCTCCACTTGTGCCAACAAAACAAACTGGTTGTATTCCTTCTTCTAATATCTTTAAGCCGTTTCTTTTTGTTAATCCTTTCTGTGGTGTTAATTCTACATTTAGAGCCGAAGCTAAAGAACGATTATCTAATCCAGTCGGAGAACTGGTTAAATCCAGTCCAAGACTGAAATCGGTAAAGGGTAAAAAACCACCAATATTCATAGGCATTATTCTGTAAGCATCTCCTCATTTTGCGTTTGAACATTATTTAAAAAAATCATAGCAGCTTGTTTGTATTGTTCTTCAAGCCTCATAATATAAACAGGAACATTCTCATCTTTTATCTTTGCTTGAATTATTGTTCTTACAGCTAATAATGGAAAGAGACAATCAGGTAAATTTTCAAAAGTAATTTTAGGTAAATATTTTATTTTAAGATAATCTGCTTTACTTTCCATAGGAACAGGATTAATTTTTATTTTTCCTTCTTCAAATGTCCAGCCAGGCAATTCATTTTTTTCATAATAATCTTCAGCATCTTCAGGAATATAATCAAACCCCTGCATTGGATTATCTTTTATCTTAATAGAAAGAACTTTTAAACAATCAGCAGGTAAATCAATTGTATCATTTCCAGAAGTAATAGATAAATAAGCGGTTTTTTTATAAGTCTTTTTTAAAAGATACCAGAATTCATTAAGCAATAAAATTAATGCTACATCAGTATAAGCATCTATTTCAGGGTCTGTCCAATAAGATGCATAAGGTTCTGCAATTAAACTTCTAACATAAGCCCTAAAATCTTCTCTTGTCATTTTTACCACCAAATCCTTTTCATAGCATTATAGCTAATAGTGGCAGCATCTCTTATCATATCTCTTATTTCTTCATCTGTCTTATTCTGATTTTCTTCATTAGCATTATCTAACATTCTTATCAATTTTTCAGCGGATAAATTACTTAACCATTTCCTTCTACGAAGTGTAGTTAAAGCCCGTTGGTCAAGGTCTCTATATCCAATATCTTTTCCATTACCATCTTCTTTAGCTACCTTCATTACTAAAATACTTTTCTTTCTAAAATCTTCAGAATTTTTTATATCTCTCTTTTCAATATGTGGAGTATTCCACCAGCGTATCATCCATCTATGCAATCTTCCGTCCCATACACAAAAATAATCTTTATCAATAAGTTTAAGTTCTCTAACAAACCAACCAGGAGCTATCATACTTTTCTCCTATAAATAGCGAGAGCAGCCTCTGCCTTATTTCTAAAGCAGAGGCATCTCGCTTAATTAAAAAACAATGTTTATTATTAACTTTTATGCAGTAGTAACACCAGTCATTTTACCATGAGCATTACGGCAATCAGTTCCAAAATTGATGTAGGTCTTGAACCAAGCTTCATAGGCATCGCTTCCAGCAACAGGTTTAATAATTCCACCACCACTATTATCCCAAGTCAAAGGCAGCAATTCGTAGATTTTAAGGTGTGGAGTAGATAATAGATAGATGTATCCAGTAGGGCATTTAGGATGAACCAGGAAGGGTAATTCCAAAGCACCGCCAATATATTTAACAGCTTTCCAACCAGCTTTCAAATCAAGGGTATCAATTTGCCGTAGAGTTTGCATAAGGGTAATTAGTTTATTTCTAACAGCATAACCAGTAATAGCAATATCAACAGGTTCACCAGCACTTACCTGCTCAATTTCATCTAAATTCTGCTGTAAGAGTAATTCAGTAAAAGCACCAGCACTGGTTTTTACATAAGATTGCCATTCAGAAACAGCGGAAGCATCAATCCCCTGAAAAGTTGAACCAGGAGTATTTCCAGCATCAACAATACCATCAATTCCCATCACTTCACCAAGTTTGTCAGCAGTAGCACTATAAACACCAGAACGATAAATAGCATCACCAGCAGTAGCAGCTGCAATATTTGGAGAAACACTTATTGCGGCAGTTCCGGCAGCACCTGGAGTAATACCAGTAATAGTATATTCAGTAGAACCAGTTCCAACAGTAATTACCATTCCTTTTCTAAAAAATTTAGGTATAGGAGTATCACCAGTGATTCCGCCAGGGTCTTTAATTAAAATAAAATCTTGTGATGAAGAAATTGTAGTATGAACTAAACCAAGCACACCTTTTCCACCACACAAAAGCTGTCTATCTAAATCAATAGCAAAAGCAGCGGTATTGCCTTCAATTTCATTAGTTAAAAGGTCAACCCAGCCACCTTTACCCTGCGATGATTTGAGAGCCAAGCCATCAATACCAACTCTACCATAAATCTTTTTTACAGTAATAGAAGCCTGGTCATAAGAAATTCTACGAGGAGTAGGTAAAGTATAAACATCACCCGCTTTTCCACCAACAGCTTCAGAGAAAGTTAACTGCAACGGGATAATAAACTGCTTACCAGCAAAAGCCTGTTTCGGTTTCTTCTGAAATAAATTATATAACGGCGAAATCTTGGGGATTTGCTTTTTCATAACCGGTGCATAAACATCTTTTAATGCATCGCTAACATATTGAAATTCTTGTCCATAATTAGGCATTTTATTCCTCTTCTTTATTTAATCTTTGTAATTCTTTTAAATAGTCCAGAGCCTTTTCGGAGACATTTTCAAAAGTTATATCTTCCGATGAAGGTTTAGACACAATAGGCTTGGACGCCGTGCCAGAAACTTTAACTTTAGGAGTGGATTTTTTTCCAGATTGCTTTGCCAGGTAATTTTTTACAATTTCTTCTTCCATATTTTTTCTAATTTCTGGGTGAGCCTGAAAGATTTTCTTAACAAAGTCTGGAGACCCATAATACTTTTGAGATGCTTCCATAACTTTTTGAACTGGAATTTTTCCCCCAGATAAAAAATGAACAGCTAATACTTCTTCAACATTTGCTAATGGATAGTCTTCTTTCAAACTCTCAATTTCCTTAAGCAAAGCCTCCTGTTCCTTCTGTGTTTGAGTGGATTGGTATTCAGAAGTTAATGAATTTACCTTTTCACTCAACTGCTTCAGAGTAGTTTTTAGAGCAGCTACTTGAGGGTCATCAAATTCAGAAACTTCAAACATATCATCAGAAAATTGTGCAGAAATATCTGCAGTTTTCTCTTTCTGTTTGCCACCTTCCTGTTGATTCCTCTGTAAATACTCTACGGCTTGCTCTAAAGCTTGCATACGAGAAGAAACAGCTTCCCTTTCTTTGGCAAGTTCGTCCATTGCCTGATAAAATCTTAATCCTTTTTGGAGTAAAGATTTTAATTCATTTTCAGAAAAATCTTCAATTTTTACTTCTAATCCTTTTGATTTAAGGGTTTCATCTTTATTGATAGCATTAAGAATTCCTTTAAGTTCTTCTTTTATTTCTTTCTTCTTTTCTGTTTCTTTTTCTTCTTTTCCATTTTCTTCTTCTTTTTTTTCAACTATTTCTTTTTTGTCTTCTTTTTCAATATTATCTACAATATTATTAAGTTCAGATTCATCAATATCTTCTAATGGATTTTCTTCTTCTTCTTTTACTAATTCTTCACCAAGTCCAGAAAAATCGATATCAGGAAAATCATCTTCAGTTAAAGAATCAAAATCCTTTTCTTCAATGTCTTCTTTACTCATAATTAATACTCCTCACCATATTCAGTGCTTCCTTCAATACCAGGAACAGCTTGCCCAGCAGCTGGGGGCTGACCTGTTATTTCTTCAGAAGTTGGCTGTTGCGTAGGAGCAGACTGCCCTTGCTGTTTATTTGGCATTGAGGGCATGGCCTGCTGCTGTTGTGCAGCCTGTAATTTTTGCAGATGAGCTTGAATATGTAATTCAAGAACACCTTTCTGCAAAGAATTATATTTTTCAAATTTATTTGATAATCTATCTCTCAAATGTATTTTTAAATGGGTTACATCATCATCAAGTATGTAAAGCATTTTTATAGCATCTTGTTCAGTCAAAACAAGCCCAGCTTCAATTTTTTGATTTTCTTCAATAGCTTTCTTTTCATGAATAAGTTCATCTTCATAAATTCTTTTTGCTTCACCAAACTCTAACAATTCAAGAATTGTTTTTGGGTCTTGTATTAATCCCATTTCAGCTATTCTTATAATCCATTCTGTTCTTAATGCCCTACTTTTTGGTAAACTAACATTTGTAGAAACAAAGACATCTGTATTATCTCTCAAATCAGCATTTCTAAACTGAATAACAGAATTCTCTTTATCTCTTCCAACCATTTTTAAAATACGAGGTTCATTATAATTTTCTTGAACTAATCGAAGTAAATAACTCCAGGCAGGAGAAAACACACTTTCATCTACTTCTTTAATTAATGGGTCAAGCAAACTATCATCTTGTTCAAGAAGTAAATTAACAAGAACTCCAGAAGCATGAGAAGCTCTTTCTGGTAATCTACCAAAGCTAACCTCATGCACTCCAGAAACATTTTCCATTTCCCTTTCCAATTCTTGTTTAAATGCCATAGCAATTGGAGAAGAAGCATCGAGTTTTAGCTGAGTAGGATTACCATATTGAGGATTATAATCAATTGCTACAACAGAACCATCATCGAATATTTGCTTTTTATTAAGCAAAGAACCGACAGGTGTCATTACTTTTATTTTAGATGCCCGTTCAATTGTAGAACTTAAATTGCTAACAAACCTATTATATTCTTTTTGAATTGGTAATAAATCTTTAAAGATACTTGTATTTAATGCAATCCCTTTTTCATGAAGTTCAAAAGGAATTAATTTATCTTCATAAGCAAAAAATGGAATAGAACCATCTTCATTTATTCCATACTCTAATACTTGCTTACCACCAACTATTATAAAAATTTTTCTTGTCCATAACTCATATCTAAAACAGCTATCTTCTTTTTGTGTAGAACCAATTCCGCCGACACCAAGTGTATCTGTTTCATCTCTGGTTATATCGAATGGTTGAGAATATAAAATATCAAGTGAAGTATCTTCTTCAATAGCTAATGTCTCTGCATCAATACCATAAGCTTCTGCTAAATTGTTTCTATCTACAATTTCTCCAAAAAGAAACCATCTCCATTTTTCAGGAGAAGAAAATAGTGGGTCATGTCTATAATTGAATGGAGAAACAACTTCCATTCCAACATCACCAATAGCTTTTATAATATTAATTCGTTCTTCATCAGTTTCTTCATCAACAACTCTTTCATAAGAAACAATTCCTTCTTTAGTCTCATCCCAAAATACTCTTATACAAGCTCTTCCTAAAGTTAATAACCATGAAAAGAAATCTTTTCTTATTCTATGAAATCTAATTGTATTACTTAATGCTTCCAGTAATTGGTCTCCAAGTTTAGCAGCATTTATATCTTCATACTCTCTTGTGTTAGGAATAACACCAAGCTCTGGAACAGTGGTTTTTATTTTAGCCAACATTTGACGCAAAATAGGTTTTAATCTATTCACAGTTATTTTTCTTTTGATATAAGGAACAGGTTGAAGTTCTTTTTTAACAGTGTTATAATCAATATATTGATATCCAGCTATCCAAGTTAAAATCTTTTTCCATTTAGGAAAATTGTAAACTACATCTGGATGATTTGTCCAATATTCTTCAACTCTATTGATTACAAAAGCTTTATCATCATCTGATAATTCTTTTCCAGAAACAATTTTATTTTCTATTTCAACAAAATTTTCAGCCATTTTATTATCCTTCTATCTTTTCTTCTGTCAATAGTTCTGGTGTCCAATCTTCCTCAAATTGTTTTAGCATTTTTTCCATAGAACTATCTATTTTTGTAGAATGAAGTTCAGGCTTTATTTCACTTATGTCTGATTTATTAGTAAATAACATAATTTTTTCTATTAGAAGTTTTTTCTCTTTATAGTTTATTATTTGTAAGACAACTATAATAATTAAAAGAAAGAAAATTAGATATATCATTTTAATCTATTTCTCCTAATAAATTAGATTGGTCATAAGTTCCTTGCAATGTTTGCTCCCAAAATTCTTTTTCCAATTCTTCTGAAGTTTTGTGCCTATCATCTAATACCTTTGCTTGTGGTATCTTTTCTGGAAAAACAGCAACATCAAGAATATAAGCTAAAGCATCAGCAAGGTCATCATGAATAGTTTTTCCAAAACGCAGTAACTCATCAAGTAAGGCATCCATTCCAGTTGGAGCAAATAAAAGATTTCCAGACTCAACCCAGCCTTGTAAATTTCTTACTCGTAATTCTTTTGGTCTATTTTTATGCTTCAATGGAAACAAAATATTAGCAATAGATGAACAATACTGATGACTTCCAGTAGCTACTCTATTCATTCTAATCATTTGTGGAGCTAAAAAATTTACCAAATCTCTATAAATTTCAAACTTTCCTTCTTCAATACCTATCATAATTGGTTGATAATAAGATGCTATTTCAATTAACCATTCAACAACTTTCATATCAGATATTTTTTTTCTTTGAGCAAATATAACATAAAGTTTTTTATCACATCCAGCATCAACTACAACCAACCCAGAATTATCGCTCCCAGCTGTTTCTTTACCAGCAGGGTCAAGGAGTAGATATGTTAAACGAGATTCTGGTAATTCCCCTCTTCTCCAATGCTGTATCCAACTCTGTTTGATAAAATTTTGCTGCATAGAAAATGGGTCATTAAGCATCTGACCATCAAAAAATTCAGCCTGCTCTTTTTGAATCTTTTTTAATTTTTCTTCTGGAAATAATATAGGAAATGTTGACCCCTTCTCATTTACTGGGTCTTGCCAGCAACCATATCGTAGATAATGGTATTCGTCTTTATGGAGTTCGGTAAATGGATATTTTCTATGTTCTTTAAAAGCAGCCTCATCTAAATCAAAAAATTCTTTAAGAATATATCCATATAAATCATCAGTAAACCAACGAGTCCCTAAATCGATTTCTGTTCCCCAAGATTCAAGCAATGAACGAGCAAGCTTCCACCAATCAATTACTTTAGTTATCTGTTCTTTTGTTCCTGAATTTTCTCTATTTACCAAGTCATCATTTATCATTAAAGTATAATGTTTTGAGACAAGGTTTCCCTCAACAGAACCAGTTTCAACTAATGTTTTTCCTAATTGTATCTCATTAATTGTCCATCTCTCTGCTTCTTTTGATGGTTCTCTTGGTATTTCTAAAAACAATGAACGCAAAAGCTCATTGAATTCAAAATTATATTTTATTTTATTCAAAAACATTTGAGCATTGGTTAAAGTAGCATTGGAAATCAGAATAGTGTCTCCAGTTTTATTAACTAAATTATTCAATATTCTTTGTATAGTATATCCTACTGTAATGATATAGCTTTTAATCCAAGCTCTTGGGCATAGAATTAAAAGCCTTTGTTCTGGTTTAGTGTTTTTTTGAACAAAATCAGTTATGTGTTTGTGTGTTGGTTTATATAAATCTTTATAACCAGGAGTTGGAGATTCAACTGTCTGTAAGACAACTCTACATAAAAAATATAAATCAGTTAAGCATTTCTCCCGCCACCAATCTATATTTTTTAAATCACTAACAGCCATTACTATCCTTGTCTCTTTTTCTTTTCTTCTGCTGATAGAAACAAGCCTCTCTCATTGGCTTCTTTCTGGAGTTTAGCTAATTCAGTGGTTAAGGTATCATATAAATCAGATTCAATATCTACCTTGTTTATTTCCTTTCTAAGTTTAATTAGCTCTGCTTTTAATTTATTGTCTTTCCATTTTTTTCTATCTTTAAGCTCTTCTTCATCATAAGGATAATGCAATTTTCCATGCTCTTCTTTTTTCTTCTTTATAGCTTCTTTTACAACTTCCCCTGCTTTACCAAAAATATCTCTCCCATACCTATCTTCAGGCATGTTTTTCTCCTTCCATTTCTTCTTTTTGCAGAACAGGTAATTGTTTTACTTCTTCAACATCAATTACCTCTGCATCAACTAATGCTTTAGTAAGTTCTGGGGTGATAACAATTGTAATCTGATTAGGTTTCATGTTATCCCCAAACTCATTACCACCACCTTCAAAACCAGCCAGCTTTAAGCATCTATCTAAATATATGCCCCGATTAAAATAATCTGGGTCAGAATCTTGGATTAAAGTTCCTTTAGCAGAAAATCTTTTAGGATGGGTAGCATCTAATCCTTCTCTTAATTTTTTAGCAATAAGTTCAGTAGTTATTCCTTCTTTTTCAAGGCATTTTAAGATTGCTTCTCTTACAGCTTCTTTTCTCATTAAGACAGAGCCATAGCATCTGTCAGCAAATCCAGCAGAAAGAGCTGATTGAGTAATATTTCCTGTTTGAACTACTTTCTTTACAAATCTCTTTTCTCTGGCTGTAAGGAGATTCTTTGGTTTTGATTTAATGTATTTTCTTTTTTTAGTCTTAGGTTCTTCTGTCATATAATTTTTCTAATTAGCACCACTGCCCCCACCTGCAAGTGGCTATCCCGCCTGTCTTACAAACTATGCGTCTATACGCACAGGCACTTACCCCTGCTCTCCCATTATATATATTATAACATATTTTTTCACTTTTGTCAAGTCTTTTTAGGAATTAAAATAAAGTTTATTAAGAATTGCATTTATTATTCCAACATCTATACCTTGATAAAACTCTTTTTTTTCATCGTCAGATAAAAGATTGACGGTTGATAAAACTTCATTATAGATATGCTTTCTTAATTCAATAGCCATCTCATTAGTAAAATATTTTTTAGTTGTATTATAACCTATATCAAAACCAGCATTAAATAAATCACTTTTTTTGCTCATCTTATTGTTCCTTTTTTGTGTTCAATCGACTACTTTTTGTATTCATTAAAAACAATTCTTTTTCACCAGCTCTTCTCATTATAAGACCATTAAGCTTTTTTCCATTAGACCAGACCCATTTCATAAATTCATCAGCTACTACAACGCTTGGCTCTTCAGCATTTAATTTTTTAAGAAGAGTAGATTTTTTAAAATTGTCGATGCCAACATTATAAACGAAATCATATAGAGCAGTTAATTGGTAATCGGTTAGCCTATTATAAACACTCTTGTTAGTTATCGCATTTTTAATTTGATTTACAACCTCTCTTAAATCATTCTTCAATAACTTAAGTCCTTCTTGCTTGCTTAAAGGAACTGAGAAAGATTCTCCTTCCTTAACACGATGACCATACCCAATTGTTTTATAGCCACCAGGACAATAATAGATGTGGTCTCTAAATCCTTCAAATTCCATAATAACTTCCAGAGCCATCAGGAAAGCCATTTCCTCTTTTTTGGATATGTCAGGTTTTTTTGTCATTTTTATCAACATATTTTTGGCAGGAAGGGCAATCTATTAAATTGCCATCCTGAGAAACAATATAGCCAGACCCACAACAGACAGTGCAAACACCAGACACCACCCTACTTTCTGGCCGTTGATATTCAATTAATGTTTTCAAAGCATTATCAAGCTGCTTATCTTTCTTCTTGACTGAGCAATAAAGAGCAATTTCATTAATAAGTTTTAATAAAAAATAAATGCTGCCCAAAATAAGAAAAACAATAAATAAACCTTTCATTGTTATAGCCCTCCTATAAGCATTCCGCCGCCTATTCCAGCCAAAAATAGAAGAGCAGAAGACCACTTACTTTTTTTCTTCTGAGAAGATAGCTTCTTCTCATAATCAAGAATAAGAGAGTTCATTACATTCTTTTCTTGAATCCAAAGAGTGTTTTCTTTCTTCCATATTTTTTCTTTGCCTTCCCAAGTAGATATCTGAAAAGTTAAGTTAGCAATCTGATTTTCTTGAATTCTTATTTTCTCTTCAAGCTTTGGAATAGTAACTAAACTAAACTCTCTCCATTGAAGGAGTTTAGAAGCAGTCTTTTGAGCAGCTACCAGACTAAACACGAACCCAGACTCTGTTTGAGTTACTCCACTATCCTCAATAACATTTTGAATGTTTGTAACTAATTCATTGGGTGGCATTACGGCAACTTGCAATTCAATGTCTTTTAATTTAGCATTGCTCTCCTTAAGAGCAGCATCTACAAGCTCTTTCTGTTTTTCAAGTTCAGCAAACCTTTTTCTGTAATCAGCATTAATTTTATCAAGCAATTGAAACTGTGTTGTTAGCTGGTAAGCCTCAAGTTCAAGTGAGGCTATTGTGTCTTTAGCTTCTTTAACTTTCTGCTGAAGCTTTATATCTTGCCTTTTTGTATAGATAGCAAAAACTAATAAGACAATAGAAACAATGACCAAAATTATAATTAGTGTATTTTTCATTGGTTAGCCTTCGAAGAAGGATGATAAATATCATAGATTTTGGAAGCAATTAGCCACATAGGAAAGCCATAAAGAACCAGAGCTTTCAGTGAGAAGATATCATTGGCCCAGAGAAAGGCCGCTACCAGAACGACAGCGACAATAATCGCAGCCAGAAAATTCAGAATTTTTTTCAGCCTGGTATCTGCCGATTTCCAGAGAGTCTTCAGCAGTTCCGTCAAGGCCTGGACGCCAGCGGCCCCGCCTACCCAGACAAGAAGCATTTCAAATATTTCTGGCTTGAACATTATTTCTTCCACACTGATTTAAGGTTTTTAATAGCATCAATGAAAACCCCAAAGAGAAAGAATGCAGCCCCTTCCCACCATTTAATACTTCTGGAATTCATCTCCAAAATTAGGAGTGTAAGGTTTTCAAACATATAGCCTAAGAAAAGAATCATGATAAAATAAGATAGCATGTTACACCTCGCCACATAGTTTCATATAATCTCTGTAGTTAATAACCACAGATATTCTCTATCTCTTAAACTTTATTTTTTATGTCTCTTATTATAGTTATGAATATACAGACTAAGAAGAGTTAAAACCATAATTATAGCAGTAATATTTAAAGCAACATCAGAGTAATACTTACCAATAACAGCAAAGTAATACATACCACCAGCCCAGAGAGCAAAGAGCAGGAATAGAATTACTTCCCATAAGCTAATCTTATGCTTATTTATACTCTCTTCTCCCACTATAACTATATTATAACACATTTTTCTTGTTTTGTCAAGTGGTGTCTTACAAATTTTTACAGGTTATGTCAAGAATAAATCCCAAATTAGTTAAACCATTTAGGAATTAATTCCTAATTAGCAATTTATTCATAGTGTGAATAAAATTTATTCATGCTAAAATGAATTAGACTACATCCGCTAATCACGATTTGCAAAACAAATCGTTAAATCACGAAGATGATTTAGACTACAACACGAAAATTACAACATTGACTACAACAGGAAAGTCGAATTATGTTCGACATATACTGCAAAATTTGAAAAGTGTCGAGTATAGAATACTTATCATGAGTAGTCTACTTAAGAGTAGTCTTTTAATCTTCAGCCCCCAGATTTTCTTAACCGAAATTTCATTTAAAGTCTGAAATTTCTCAATAGAAATATAGTGTAGGTGTGTAGATGATGATTCAGCCTGGCTTTTAAAAAATTTACCTCAACGGGTGATGCCCCCTTTCAATTCCTACTATTCTGATAGGAATAATATAATATCCTTTGGATTATGCTTGGCTCTATTTTTAATTCCTATTAAATCGATAGGATTAATGTATATTATAGCTGGCTCTTAAATAAATCCGAGTAAAGCTATAGGATTAATATATTATACTTTACTATGATTTAAATCCTAGTATTTCTATAGGATTAATTCGAGCTTGCATAAAATTAGTTAGCATAGCTAACTATTAGCATTGACAAGTAAATAGGAATAAGCAATGGTAAAAAGAAAAAAGAAAGATAAGAAAGATATTAATAATAGAAAGAAAAGAAAGATAAAAAGAAAAAGATACTATGCTATCTATATAGATACTATGCTATCTATACTATGTTATCTATTACTATGCTATATATATATCTTTATATCTATATATCTATATAGCTATATAGATATAATAACATTGTATTTTTTCATACTAAAAAATAACGGACATATAAAAAAATAGCCAGGTTTTTTAGACCTGGCTATTTTTCTTTTTTCTGTTAGCTTATAATTTATTAGCTTTCTGAAGTCCATAAAACAATAATGCTAACCTGGCAGAAGTCATTGACTTATCTGGCACATTAACAACTGGACAACCTTTTAAATTTTTTCTATCCATTGCCTTAAACCTGGCATGATTGCGCGGTTGAAAAACTATACTGCCTATCTGGACAGTTCCAAATTCAGATGATAAAATATAAGCTTTCATTTTTAATCTCCTATCTGATTAAATTCCTTAAACTATAAGCTGTCTTTTCAAAAATAACAGCTGCTTTTTCCCAGATTTCAGCTCCGACCTCATCTTGCCAGTTTGCCCTTAAATGGTCAGCTTTTTCATAACAAATTTCACTCATCAGTTCTGCAACTGTGATAGCACCCAGAGATAGTCCAGAACTATCAACTATAATTTCCAGCCTATCCTTTAATTCTTCCCAGCTATTGTTTGGCGGGTTAATGTGTGTAAATTCTTTAATGTCTTTCATTTTTATACTCCTTATCCAAAGATTTCCTCAATTAAATTGCTAATCATATCATCCACCCCGTCCCTTATGTCCTGCTCTAATAATGCATCTAAGGACAAAACCTTTTCTTCAATTCCTTCTTCTTCATTAATGCTAAAGCTATCATCGTTGTAATAATCAATGTCAAAGCTTTCTTGTTTTTTATTACTCATTTTTTTTCTCCTTTTAATAAGTAACAATAGTGGGGTTGCTTGAATAAACTTGTTCTATTACTTCATTAAAATTAACTTTTTCTGGCACATTCCCTGATTCGATAGTTTCAATCGGTTCGATAGTTTCTATAATATATCTTTTACCATTTTTTAAGATACTTTCTGTTTTGTAAACGTCCAGGTAAACATAGTCAACAGATTGCACACCAAAGCTAATATAATCCTGCAACGGTTCTTTCTTAATCTCTTCTAATCCTTTATCATCCGTATTAATAACTAAACCAGTCCAGCCAACTTGATTATACCAGTTAGTAACAACCATAAATCCGTTTAATTCATAACTTACTTTTTTTTCAACCTTTTCTTTTTTCATTTTTAAACTCCTATTAAAAATTTTTCCCTTGCCATAGCACTAAAATTTTTAGTGCCAGCCAGTAAACTTTTTGTTTTAGTTTTTTCTTTTTTCTTATCTCCTTTCTTTAAAATTTTTTCTTTCATTATTTTATGCCTATCTTTTTAATTTTTCTAAAAATACTTACTCTCTCTTTACAAAAACTTTTTGTCCATGCTTTCCACATGCCAGGCGGGCAGATATAACTGTGTAAACAGCTTATTAAATATTTTTCTGAAAAATATTTTTCTGGACATAACCTTTTAGCAATTCGACTTGCCATCAGTTCAGATTCAATTAATCTATTAGTATTTTTTATAGTATCATACCATTTGCAATCAAACTTTTCTTTCAGAATTAAATGGCTTAGTTCATGATAAAAACAATTAATAAAATTGTTTTTAGACATTGAGTAATCGATATAAATTGTGTTAGTTTGTCTGTCTGAGTAAGCTATATTTTTTTGGTAAGAGTATTTAACAACAACAATCATTTTATTATCCTATAATATTATCTAACCATATTTTAAATTTGCTTACTAAAAACAAAAATCTTAAAAACAACTTTAGAAAAATATTTTTTTGATAGCTATAAAAATCAAAGTAAGTTTTTAATTTTTCAATGGCTATTTTTTCATTCCAGTATTTATCTAAACAGATTTTTTTAGCTGTTACCCATGCCATAGTTTCTATTGCTAAGGTATTAATTACTTCATTTTTAAAAAATCTTTTCTTTAAAAATAAATGGCTTATTTCATGGCTTAAAGTTAAAATCATATCGGATTTTTCTTGCTTACAAAAAATATAAATAGTATTATTTTTTTCTTCAGCGTAACTTATTCCTGCTTTACTTGGTATTACTGTTAGAATCATTTTCCGCCATCCTATGATACCATCTAATCATATTTTAAAATCCTTGTCAAGCTTTTTTTATAATTTTATCTTATTTATTATCAATAACTTACAAAAAATTTAATCCGACTAATTTAATAGGATTTATTTTTAATCTTACTAATTTTATCGGATTAATATAATTAATGTTAACGTTAACAAAAAAGATTTAATTTTTTCCACTCTTTCTATTTTTTCTATCCATTCTATCTATTTTTAGCTATTTTTTACTGACTACTTTTTGTGCATATTGCCATTTTTAGCGTTTAAAAGCTCGTAGAGCAAAAAAGATTTTTTCCACGTAGTCTAACTATGGACGGACAGAATTAGTGGCTCTACAGCGATTGTAGAACGTTTTTTTTCAAGAAAAAGTAAAAAATTTATGTCCGCCTGGTATTTGGAACGTTCGCCATATGGCTATATAGTTAGCATGAATTGATTTATATAGCTATATAGCTATATATAGGTATATAAGTATAAAAGTATAAATTATTGTTTCTTTCCTATATATAAAAGAAAGAAACAATAATTTATTTATCTATATAAAAAACAATGCTAATAAATATTATTAATCCTATAGAATTAATAGGATTTAAGTATAGACAAAAATATAAAAATATGATATAATTAGTATAATGAAAAACAGAATAAATCAGTAAGGCAATGTGAGCAGATTAAAAACTATGATAAACATTATAAAAGAAAAATTAATAAAAAGCCAAAACAAGGCTTGTAAAGCCAAAAAAGGCTTGACAAGTCATAAAAAATATGCTATAATGGACTTATAAAATGAAAAATAAAGGAGATTTAAAATGAAAATTAAAACAATCAATGAAGGAAAAGAGAGATTAACAGAGCTTTTAACAAGGGCTGAAAAAGAAGGAAAAGACATTAAAGAGCAGGACGAGCTGATAGACGAAATACAAGAAAAAATTAACAAGCTTGAATTAGTAGAAAATGGAGCAGACAAGGAAATAGAAAGGCTTTTTGACGAATTTTTAGATGATTCTAATCTTCTTTGTCAAATCGGAGAATTAAGTTATCTGCCTTCTGAAGTCTTAAAAGCAGTTGACCCTATAGCTTACGACGTAGAACTTACTAACTTTAGTAGTAGTTATATTGACGAGCAGTTAGAGGAGCTGGACGATATGTTAGACGAACTGGAAATAAACTTTGATAACGAATAAATTTTAATATAAAGGAGACAAACTATGTTTAAGGTCTATTTTGATGAATTAGCTATTATTGACCAGGACGGAAAGAGATTAAATTTTTCGACAATGCTATCTTTACTACAAACTTTAGGTGGATTAGTTGCTGATGATAAAAAAATGTATAAAAGAGTAAAGCAATTAATTAAAGAAGAAGAAAGAAAAAATAAAAACAAAAAAGTCTAAAATTTTAATTAAAAAGGAGACATAAAATGAAACGAGCAAAATTAGGAAAACAATTCTGGATAGAAAGAAGGAACGAAAAAAAATATTTAATGGCTGGTATAGGATATCGTGATAAATTTCCAGGTAGAATAATTAAAAAATTAGTAGAGTTATATTTTTATGATTATAAAATTAAGCCTTCTCAAATTATAGCAGAAAAAACATTCTGGGATAAAACAGAGTTTGAAGCATTAAAAAAACTTGGTTTTGATGCTTATGATACAAAAAACTTTCCATTAGAAAAGTAAACTACTTGTTAAAGTCTAAATGAAAAAAATAAAAAAATGATTGTAGTAATACAAAACATAGAGAGACCAGAAACATCTTTTGTTGATACCAGATATAAAGAAATCTGGATTGACTATGGAATGTCAAAAGAAAAACTGATTTCATCTTTCTTTCACGAAATCGGACATTTAATAACTCGACAGAAGCTAAAGGCTAAAGAAACAGATGAAAATAAAAACACTAACAAACTACTTGCTGATGAACTGTTAGCCTGGAGAATAGCTAAGCGATTGTGTCCTGAAGAGTATTTTTCTGAAGAGTTTGCTATTGAATGTCTTGGAACTTATATTTGCCCGCCTTTTATGTGGAAAATGTGGAGTAAAGAAAAGTGTATAAAAAGAATAAATTTATATAATAGACTACAAAAGATAGGAATAAGATAACAGAATAAAGAATGAATTATAAAAAGAGACATAACTATTTAGTTTTTCAAGTTGCTAAACCACTGCTTGAAAAGGCTGGGTATTCTGTTTATTGTGTTAAGTCTTATGCCATAAAAACAAAGCGAGGCTGGAGAAGTAAAGGAGAGGATATTTTTGGAGCTGATATAATTGCTGTTAGCAAAAATGATGTTAGGTTTATTCAGATAACAACTAATAAAGATTTACAAAAAAGAGTAAGAGAGTTTAATAAATATTGCTTTCCAGAAAACGAGGCTTGTAAAGCTGAGGTTTGGCTTGCCAAGAAAATAAAAGGTAACTGGATTTTTAAAAAAGGGATATACAGCAAAGCAAAACAAAAGATAATTTTTGATAAAGGCTTGACAAGCAAGACAAAAAGTGATATAATTTAGGTATGATGAAAAAAGAGGAAGAAAATGAATAATGTATGCAAAGAATGTAAGTTCTGGAAGGAAGAAGAAAATGGGTGGGGATATTGCAAAATGGGTGAGAGTAAGGATGGGGAGAAGATGATTAAAGAATCTAAATTTTATGCTTCAGATGCTGAATCATATCACGCATGGCTAATGACAAAAAATGATTTCTGGTGTTGTATGTTTGAAGAGAAAAATAAAAGGAGAGAAAAAATAAACGGAACGGAGGTTTATCATGGAATCTATTATCGTCAGGTCATTCAACAGGCACGGCAGGGCTTTGGGCAATCCAAACGATGAGGAAAAATTTGAGGTTGCCGCCGAGCTCAGGATTTACCCTCGCACCTCAAGTGGCTGTTACAATCAAGAGGTCGGGTCAAAGCTTGCTAAGTGTGGCTTCACTGACTGGTCCGAGATTGAGCAGTCGAGCGGCTCAATATATCTCAGAAAGGTTGAAACAAAATATTTCAGTCCAGAAGCAACGATTGCTGAGGTATTTGCTGAGTTCAAAAAAAAAGAAGAAGAATACCAAACCCGTTTCAGCCAGCTGATGGATACGGCGGTTATTCTTGAGCGGTTCATCAAGCTGAACCAGGAGGGCAAAAATGAGTGAGCTACAAGAACTAAAAGTTCCGAGTCAGACAGAGCTGGCCGTCGTCAACATTATTGAGATGGAGAAAGAAAAATGAAGGTTTGCGAGCTTTGTCATGGGCGAGGAGTTATCAATAAAATTAAGCCGCCTGATTTTACTAAGGCCTTAGTCGGGCCTTCGAAGGCACTACCCGATGAAAACGATTTTCCTAAAATATATCAAGACTTCTGCCCTGTCTGCCACGGGGCTGGACATGTGGATGGTAGCGCCGCATTTGTTGAAAACCATGATTACAATGTGGTTCAATAGGTGGGAAGAGGCTCTATAAGAGGAGAGAAAAAATGCTAACAAGAAAACCAGACAATTCTTTAACTTACGGAAATGTTCCAGATGATTTCCTCTGTCCAGAGGATTGTCCCCGTATTGAAGAGTGCCTGGAGAGTGGTGAAGCCTGTCTGGATTGTGATTATTTTGACTATCAGTATGATGAGAAGATGAGTCGAGCCGATGAGAAGTATGATGCGTGGGTAGATGCTCATCTGGATGATGATAAAGAGACTTGACAAAGCCTATAAAAAATGATATAATATAGTTATATAGGTTAAAAAGGAGAAATAAATGCACTTGATAACTTGTTATTTAGGAGATGATAAAAGCATAGATGTGTATTATGAGATACCAATTTATCTTACATTAGAGCATGATTGTTTAGTAGAAGAGTTATTAAAAGACCTTGACTTGAAAAATAAAGGTATTGGGTTAGGCTCTTTGGAAAAAGGTATTGTTAAAAAAGTAAGAAGGAGTTATCCATTCAATACTTCTATTGGAGAAATAGCTAAAGAATATGTTATAGAACGAAACGAAATAAATAAAAAGTTTAAAGAAAAATTTGCTGAATTAGAAAAACTAAAAAGAGATATGAAGTTGGTTTCTTTATTATATGAAAAAGAAAATAAAATTTTAGAAAAGGAGTAAAAAATGCCTTATATTAGTCAGCAAAAAAGAGAAAACATTGATTTATTCATTGACGATTTAATTGAGGAGCTTGAAACAAAAAGTTTTCTAATTGGAGATTTAGCTTATATTCTTTATAGAATTTGTTTAGGATACCTCAATGATTATGAAGGACACTTTTCAGTATATAATTCTGTTATAGGAGTGCTTGAATCTGTTAAACTTGAATTATATAGGAAAAGAGTTGCTCCCTATGAGGATACAAAAATTATAGAAAATGGTGCTATATATAGCACCAAAGAAAAGAATGAAATAGCAAATAAGATGACTGAAGCTGTTGAGGCTGATGCATTAGATTATTATATGCATTTACCATACAAAATAAATATCGAATTTCATAATGATGGTCAATATTTTACTGCTTGGTTGCCAGAATTAGGGACAAGTGAGTTTGGGTTTAAAAATGTTTGTGGGCATGGTAGAACAGTAGAAGAAGCATTAGCAGATTTAAAAAAAGCTAAAGAAGAATGGTTTAAAGAATGTTTGGCTTCAGGAATAGAAATTCCTGAACCTAACGAACAAATTTAAATAAAGGAGAAAAGTAAAATGGAAAAAAAGAAAGTCAATTCAAAGGCAAAGAAAGAAAAGGAAAAAGAATTGGAAGAAGAGTTAGAAGAAGATGAAGAATTAGAAACTGATGAGTATGAAGAGGAAGAAGAAGATGATGATGGTGACAATAACAAATTTAAAAAGATGTCAATATCTATTATCTGGAAGAATTTTTCACAGAAAACTAAGAAGAACTACTGGGTGTTCGTAACCGATAACAACGATAGGATGGCATGTTTTAATCCTGATGTTTTGAAGAAGTTGAGCTTATCACTTGAAGACAAGATGATTAAATTTGAGTTTCCTCAAACCATGCTACTTAAGATTAAAGAAGCTAATGGGTCTAAAACGATTCAAGATGCTAAATCTGGACAGCTTATTCAAAAACCTATAAGAAAAAACTATCAGGAAAAAGGTAGTCAATATGCACCACCTAAAAAGAATGATACTGAAATTTTGAGAATGAGTGTTCTGCGAACTGCTGTTGAATTTTTAGCTGGTAAAAAAAGTAGCAATTTAAAAGAACTGCAAAAATTAACTAATCTGTTTGCTGAGTATGTTAAAACTGGTGAATGGAAATAATTTAGAAAAGGAGAATAAAAATGGAAAAAAATGATGCAAAATATTTGTTTCTTGAACTTACTGACAAAACCTTTATTATCATTGAGAACTCTCCTGCCTGGGTCTATACAGAATTAAGCAATAGCACTATAATTCCTGTGTCTGTTATTGATTCTGAGACTGAGATTAGAAAGAATGGCTGGGTGAATTTACACTATGTAAAAACAGTATTTGAAATGACACAAGAAGATTTTGAGATGTTTAAAGAATATCATACATCACAAAAATTGAAAAATATTTTTGATAAAGAAAAAGAAAGGACTAACTAAAATGCTGAAAGGATTTTATTGTCCCCAGGACAAAGAACCTTCAGAATTCCCAGACTTTAAGAAATGTTTAAATTGTAAAAGCCAGTGCTTACCAATAACTGTTATTGATGCTTTATTCAGCGAACGAAATTTAGAACCAGGTGTTTATCATGTCACTGAACTGACAAAGCCTGTAAGGATTATTTATCTCCAAAGAAAGCATGACTATTACACTACCATAAACGGAGTAATAAATACCACAATCGGAACTGCTTATCATAACTTCTTACTTTCAAGAAGAGATAAATATAAAGGAAAATTTATATTTGAACCAGACACAAGCTTTGAGGTAAGCATTGGTGGTTTGAAGCTGACAGGAACTCCAGATTTGTATGATGTAGAAAACAAAACAATCTATGATTACAAGATAATAAAGTTGTATGAAGCAGAAAGGATGTTGAAAGGGCAAGGTCTTGATGATTATATTCACCAGCTTAACATTTACAAAACATATAAATTTCCAGAAGCAAAGAAACTGATTCTTATACCAGTAGTAAAAGATTTTACTGCTAATAGTGTTTATACATCATCTATTCAAACACCTATTTTTAAGCTTCCTATTCCTATTCTTCCAACTGAAAGTGTTAAAAGGTTTGTAGAGAACAGGATAAAATTGCTGGATGATGTTATTAACGAGAGAGTTCCATGCCCTAAATGCACTGATAAAGAAACCTGGGGAGAGAAAAGATGCTTAAATTACTGTGATGTGGCCAGCCAGTGTGGCTATATAAAATCAAACAATAAGAAAGAAAAAGAAAATGAAAATAAAAGAAATAAAAAATCTAAAATCATTATTAAGACCACTAAAGGCAATGAGAGCTAAATGTCTTGATTGCTGTGGTGGGGCAAAGCAAGAAGTTAAACTGTGTGAAATTACTGACTGCCCTCTCTGGCCATATAGATTTGGAAAAAGACCACGAAAAACGAGCAAGAATGATGTGTAGAATAGGTGTTTTTCTTGTAAAATCGCTACTTTTATTGATTGAAACTTTTAAAAGTAAGGTAGGTGCGTATAAACCCTTAGGGAGATTGTCATGAATACAATAAAATCATGGATTGATACGAATGAAATGCATAAGTTTTGCCAGATTTGTAGAAAAGAAACTAATGCTCCTTGTTGCTATTCAATGGAGTGTCCTCTTAAGCTATTTAGTCAAGCTGTATATTTAGCGTCAAGCAAAAATTTAACAATCAGAGAGGCAAGTAAATTGACTTTGAGAAGAGAAAAATAAAAATGAAAGAGATAAAAAAGTATATTGATAGAGGATGGGTAGTGATACCCATTAGCACAAACAGTAAAGTTTGCACAATAAAATGGAAGCAGTATCAGGACGAAAAGCCAAGAAAAAAAGAAATGCTTGAGTGGATTAAGAATAATGGTGAAGACGGTAATGTTGGTGTCATAACTGGTGAAGTATCTGGGATAACGGTTATAGATGTAGATAGTAAAGAGGCTGTTGATAAGATAACTTCTATGCTATCTGATGATGATGAGTGTGGGCTGGTTGTAACGCCAAGAGGTGGACAGCATTTTTATTTTTCTTACACACCAGAACTTAGAACAACCACTAATAGAAATCTAAAGATAGACATTAGAAATGACGGAGCTTATGTATTATTACCACCTTCTAAAATTAATGGGAAAGAATATGCCTGGATTTCATTGCCAGAAAAACTAAGTAAAGTTCCAGATAAGTTAGTTGAGTTCTTAAACAGTAAAGACAGCAATAAGTATCGATTCACAAAAGACAATCTTAAGCTTGGTGGTAGAGATTCTGGTCTATTTCATTTAGCATTGGTTCTTGCTAAGGGTGGGATGAGATACGATGAAATATATGATGCATTGAAACCTTATGCTGATATGTGCCAGCCACCATTCCCAGATGATGCATTGAGAATTAAGATTACTTCAGCATTAAAGAGAGTTGGAGAGAAAGGTAGCACTCTTGTTGAAGAGGTTAGAGAATATGTAGAAAATGTGTCTGGTGTATTTTCTTTTAGAAATGTTTGTCAAGATTTAAATGTATTTTCTACTGCTGATAAAAAGAATATTTCTAAAATTCTAAGTGATATGGTAGATGAAGGTATTTTAGAGAAATATGGAAAGTGGAATGCCACATATCGAAAAAAAGAAAGCGAGCTTGAGCCAATAAATCTTAATACTTTAAAGCCTGGAAAACCATTAGATTTAATTTTTCCATTTGGATTAGAAAAGAAGTTTGCTGTTTATCCTAAAAATATTATTATTATTGCTGGAGTTCAAAATGTTGGAAAGACTCTATTCATGTTAAATTTTGTAAAGATGAATCAGGATAAGTATCAGATACATTATTTCAATTCAGAAATGTCTGAAGAAGAATTAGCTATTAGATTAAGCCAGTTTAAAACGAAATGGAAAGCAAATTTTTACTGCAGGTCTAATAATTTTGCTGATGTTATTAAGCCAAACGATATAAATGTGATAGATTATCTTGAGATAGAAGATGAGTTTTGGAAAATAGGACAGCAGATAAATAAGATACATGAAAAATTAGATAAAGGTATTTGTTTAGTTGGTATTCAAAAGGATAGCTCAAAGCTATTGGGTAGAGGGGCAAGCTTTGGTTTAGAAAAACCCAGAGTTTATTTGTCAATGGATAGAGACAGATTAACTATTGTTAAAGCAAAAAATTGGGCAACTAAAGATAACCCTAATTTTAAATGTATTGACTACAAAATAAAGGGGGTAAATATTGAGACTATAGGTGAATGGTATGATTATATTCCACCTATTGACAAATTAAATAAAAAAGAGTATAATAGATATTAGAATAAAAGGAGAAATAAAATGCAACTATTTAAAGTGGTGATTGAATATGATGACCTGGAAGCATTAAGAGAGTGGAAACAAAAAATAGAAGAGGATGCCAGACACAATATTGGTTGGTCTAAAGTCCCTTATCCACCACAGATAAGAAAAGAAGTATATGCAGCAGTTTGGGGAGAATTTGGGGCTGAAATGATTCAAAATGCGGCAGAAGTTGCTCTTAAAACAGTGGTCGGCAAAGACCCAGCGTCTTGGAAAAAATTTGAAGCAGTTGTAGTATCAGTAGAATTTGTTGGGATGGTTGGTATTCAAGAAATAGAAAAACAACCAAATAATACCGAAGAGGAGCAAAATGAGCATGAAAAAGCTAACAATTGAAATAGTCGAATTACCTGACAACGATGGCTATGAAGCCAGGATACCAGAGCTGGGTGAAGCGGTATATCGGGGCTGTGGGGATAGCGAAAAGGAAGCATTAGAAAGTTTAGGTTTGGTAATGTTTGACGTAGAGAATAAAAAGATATGTAAGAATTGTTGTTATTGGAATAGGCAAGATGAGGTATTTGGTAGGTGTGCATCAATACCATTTGACCCAGCAACTTGTGATGATGATTATTATGAACCAGAAGCAATAACACCAGAAAATTTTTGGTGTTGTGATTTTGAAAAAAGAAAAGGAGTAAAAAAATGAGTGAGTTAGAAAAAAATTTAGAAACATTTGATGACATTTTGCTTGAAAAATTGTATGATGTTTCTCGTATTCTTTTTAACACAATTTCCTGTATGAATATGACAGACGCATTATTTGAACAGCAACTTAAATTGTTTGAAGTTATTAAAGAGTTAGCAAGTTTAAGAAAGGATAGAAAAGAATGGGCAAAATTAAAAGCAAGTATTTAATGTAGAGAAAAGTATGAAGTTAAACATTAAGAAATTAAAAAAATCAGAAATTGATTGGCTTGCAACTCATTATTGTAAACACTCAATGAGTTACCTGGAGCATCAAAACTGTTTCTTTGAAGAAGCTCCAAAGGATTCACCATTCATAGAGAAGATAGGATTTCTTGATATTGAAACATCAGGATTCTATGCAGACTATGATTTCATGCTATCCTGGTGTATTCTCAATAATGATACAGATGAAGTAGAAAAAGATTTAATTCAACCAGATGAAATCAGAAAGACATATACTTTCGATAAAAGAATTGTGGCATCACTTTCAAAAGCATTAAAAGGGTATGACAGGGTTGTTGTATATAATGGAGTTGACTATCGTTTTGATATTCCATTTGCAAGAACGAGAGCGTTAAGGTGGGGCATAGATTTTCCAGGATATAAAGAAATCCTTGTAGAAGATGCTTATATTATGGTTAAACAAAAGTTAAGATTATCAAGAAAGAAGTTAGGGAATGCTTGTGGTTTGCTTGAGATACCAGCCAAAACCTTGCCTGGAGACCCTAATATCTGGATGAGAGCTTCTGCTGGAGATACAAAAGAGTTAGAGTATGTTCTTGCCCATAACATTGAGGATGTTGTTTCTTTGAAAGAACTTTATAACAGGTTAAACAAATATGTTTTGCATGGAAAGAGGTCAATATGAAAAAACAATATACAGACAGAACAAACAGTTCGTTTGATATTTTAGCTGAAATATCTTGTATGGAATCAGAGATTGGTATAGGAATACTTCCACTAATTGGTTGTGGATTTACAGTTTTTACGATACAACCATTGGAGAAAAATCAATATAAGATTAGTAGCAAAAAATATTGCGATAGGTTTGAAATCAAAAAACTAACGCAATATCTTAAAGATGCTGGATTCTCACATTTTGAGGAGAAATAAAATGAATAGAGAAACATTTGAAAAATATGTGGACGAGATAGTTTTACCAGAAATAAAAAAGATTAGAATGAGTAAAGGCATCAATTATTCTGGTAAAGAGGATTATCTTAGAAATTTTAAAAGCATTGGTGAAGAATTAGGCATACCACCAGAAAAAGTTCTGTGGATATACCTCAGAAAACATCTTGATGCTATTTGTTCTTATGTTCGAGGTGAGTATGTAGATGATACTGAAACAATTGAATCAAGAATTTATGATGCTATAAATTATTTGCTATTATTGCTTGGCATTTTTTTGGAGAAGGATATAAAATAATGAAAACTAATATAATTTATTCTGGTGATTGTTTACAAGTTCTTAAAACATTTCCAAACAACTCTATTGATAGTATAGTAACCGACCCGCCCTATGGTTTAAGATTTATGGGAAAAGATTGGGATAGGTTTGAACAAGAAAGAAATAGTTATTATGATTTTACACTTAAATGGGCAAGAGAATGCTTAAGAGTTTTAAAACCAGGTGGATTTCTCCTTGCCTTTAGTGGGACAAGAACTTATCACAGACTTGCCTGTGCTATTGAGGATGCAGGATTTGAAATCAGGGATATGATTGAGTGGGTATATGGTTCTGGATTTCCTAAAAGTTTGGACATTAATAAGCAATTAGATAAAAATGGAAAAAATAAAGAAAAAGATTTTGAAGGTTGGGGGACAGCTTTAAAGCCAGCACACGAACCAATCTGCTTGGCCAGAAAGCCATTATCAGAAAAAAGTATAGTTGATAATGTTTTAAAGTGGGGAGTAGGTGGGTTAAACATTGGTGCTTGTAGAATACCTTGTAATCAAAAAGATAAATCAGCATTTCCTGAAGGAAAATATAATATAGATACTCCTGTGGGAAAAATTAGAAGCGAACTAAGAACTGCCGACAGTAATCCTCAATCGAGATTTCCAGCTAATTTTATTTTAGATGAAGAAGCAGCAGAAGAGTTAGATAAACAAAGAGGGGCAAAAGTAAGCAAGTTTTTTTATTGTGCTAAAGTAAGCAGCAACGAAAGAACCTGTAATGGAAAAATACAAAATAATCATCCTACTGTCAAACCTATTGCTTTAATTAGATATTTAATTAGACTTATTACATCTAAAGGTGGGGTAGTTCTTGACCCCTTCATTGGTTCTGGAACAACAGGAATTGCTGCTTTATTAGAAGGAATGTCTTATATAGGTATTGAGAAAGAACCTGAATACATTAAAATAGCTGAAAAAAGAATTCAGCATTTTAAAAATAATATAGTAAAGGATAAAAAATGAAAATGAGAACAAGAATTTACATTGTTGGAAGCATTACTCCAACTAACAAAGAAGAGAATCCAGTTCTTGAATACGGAAAAAATTTTATGAAATTTTTAGATGCAGCCAAAAGGTTAGCAAGGTATGGGTATGCCCCGTTTGTTCCTATCTTTGATTTTCCACTGTCTGTATATGGTGCAGGAGAATTTGATATTGAAGTTTTTTATGAAATGAGCTTATCATTTTTAACTGTTTGTGATGCAGTGTTTCTGCTGCCTGGTTGGGAAAATTCAAAAGGCTCAAAGAAAGAGTTGAAGGTAGCTACAGAAGCTGGCATACCTATTTATACAGATATGTATAAACTTACAATGGAGATTCCAAATGAAAAATAACAAGGTTAGGTATTGCAGGTTTTGTAAGAAAGTATTAGACAAAGACCACATGTTTTTTTGTAGTGATGAGTGTATGAAAAGATTTGAAGAAGACTACACTTCTTTAGAAGATATAGACAAAGCTTTGGAAAAGATACACATGTGGACAGAAGAAGTTGGAACTGTGCCTAAAGATACAATGCTTGATAAATGTAAAGAATGTAAGAAGGATTGTAAGATATTTGTTGGCAAAGATTATATTAATACCATTATTAGTTTTGAGTGTTTTGATTTTGATAAAAAATAAAGGATAAAAATAATGAGAATTATTAAACCCTTAGATTGGATACCTCCTAATGGGGTTAAATCTGTTTTTCTGTCTGGTAGCATTGAAATGGGTATGGCAGAAAATTGGCAATCAAAAGTAGAAAAGCTTCTTCAAGACACAGATTGGGTTGTTTTCAATCCACGTAGAGATGATTGGGACTCAAGTTGGGAGCAAAAAATCACTAATCCAGAGTTTTGTAATCAGGTGATTTGGGAACTCAAAGCTCTGGAAGCGGCTAAAAAAATAATAATGTATTTTTCGCCAGGCACGAAATCGCCGATTACTCTGTTGGAGTTTGGCTTAATTGTAGGCCAAAGTCCAGAGAAGCTGATTGTAGTCTGCCCTGATGGATTTTGGAAAAAAGGAAATATTGATATTGTATGCGATAGATATTCTATTAATCAAGTAGCAACGCTTGAAAAAGCAGTAGAAAACTTAAAGAGGGGGTCGAGATGATTGTTATTATTATTATACTTTCTGTTCTGGCTGGTCTGATAATAGGCTTCTTTATTGGACGAATTATTGAAAAGTCTGAGTGGAAATGGTTTCTTAGAAACAACTATGCGGATATAGCAGAAAATATAATTGGCAAAAAAGAATACTGGTGCGATTAAAAATAATGAATTTAAAAACATTAAAAACAATTCTTTCCAAGCAAAAAATAATTGCTATTGATACTGAAACTACTGGCTTAAACTTTGATGATGAAGTAGTAGGTATTTCACTTGCTTGGGGAATTAAAAAAGAAGAAAGTGTTTATTTACCTATAAAGCATAAAGTAGGAAATAATTATTCTCTTGAAGATATTAAAGCATTATTGAGTAATCCTTTAATAAGCGAAAATGTTATTAAAGTTTTTCACAATTTCTATTTTGACTATTTACAGCTTAAGAAGTTAGGCTTAGAAGTAAACGAATGGTATGAAGATACCAAGTTAATAGCTTATCTTTTAGACCCAGAGCAGGACACTTCTTTGGCTGCTCAGTCTAAAAAATATGGGCTAATCAATCAAAAAGAAAAAGACGAATTAAAGAAGCTAATAAAAATTAAAAACAGATTAACAACTTTTGATAATGTAGATATAGATGAGGCAGATGAATATTCAAGTAAAGATGCCAGAGCAACTCTTGAACTATTTTCTTTTGTAAATTTTGAGCTTAAAAAGAATAGTGTTTTATATGATTGGTATCAGTGTATTGAATTACCATTAGAAAAAGTTTTAGCTGAAATGACCTGGAACGGTATTGGTTTAGATGCTATCTTTCTTAATAACCTTCACTCTGATTTTGAAAAACAATTAAAGCAATTAGAAAAAGATATTTATCTGCTTGCAAAAGAAGAATTTAATATTAATTCTTCAAAACAATTACAAAGAATTTTATACAGAGTTTTAGGTTTACCAAAGGTAAAAATGACAAATAAGGGGCAGTTATCTACCGACAATGAAACCTTACAATTATTGGAAAGGCATCATCCCATTATTTCAAAGCTATTAACATATAGAAAAATTAAAAAACTTGATTCAACTTATACTACTGCTCTTACTGAAAAGTTAAGCAAAAAGGATGGAAGACTTCACACTACTTTTTCTCAAATGATTACAGCCACTGGAAGATTAGCTTCCAGTAATCCTAATCTGCAAAACATACCAAAGAAAGATGAAGAAGGAAGAAAAATAAGGCAAGCCTTTGTAGCCAGAGATGGGTATAAGTTTATTATCTCTGATTATAATCAAATAGAATTAATGGTTGCAGCCTTTCTTTCAGGAGAGAATAAATTATATAATGCTTTTAAGAATGGTGAAGATGTTCATCAGATGACTGCGAATAGCTTGTTTGCTAATGAAAAAGATAAGGTTGTAGCAAGGCTGAATGCTAAGAAAGTAAATTTTGGTGTTTTATATGGAATGGGAGCTGGTGGATTAAGCAAAGTATTAAATTGCCATCCAAGAACTGCCAAGAAAGTTCTTGATGATTATTTTAAAACATATCCTATGCTTAAACTTTATGCTGAACAAACAGCATTGGAAGCTGAAACATTTGGGTATATAAAAACAATAACTGGACGCATAAGATATATAAAAGACATTAATTCAAATGATAAAGAAAAAAGAAAGCATGCTGAGAGGATAGCTATCAATACACCTGTCCAGGGATTAGCAGCAGATATAATTAAAATAGCTATGGTTCAACTACAAAAAGAAATAGAGAAAAATAAATTAGATGCCAAAATTTTGATACAAGTTCATGATGAACTTATCGTTGAAGTTAAAGAAAGTGAAGTAAAAAAGATGAGGGATATAATAGAAAAATCTATGACAGATTTTTATTTATGGGACATTCCAAAAAAACTAACAGACATTTTGGCTGTATCTATTAGCATAAAAAATAGGTGGATAGAGTAGTTAGCTTTTATTTGTCTTTTTTGCTTGTCTTCTTCTTTTTGATTTAGCACCAAAAATAGCTTCATGCTTCATTGAATTTAGCATTGCATGATAAACTTGTTCTGCTTTTTTTGGCCCATATTTTTTAACTAAAGCAGCATGCAATTTTTTCTCTTTTTCTGTATATGGCATTTTTTACCTCGTTAAAAAAGAAATTAATAATGCTCCTAATATTGTAATCACCCCACCAAGAATTGCTTTTATAAAAGCCCAGATGTGAGCAAGCTCATTGTCTAGGGTATGTTTTAGTAGTTCTTCAATTATGGTAAGCCGCTCCTCTACTGTTCGTTCAGTCTTAATTTGCTGACAAATAACTTTTTCAATAATCTTTTCACTCCTTTTTTTCATTTGGCTATCCTCTTTCTTTTCCATTCTCTTGCTGTAGCTCTTTGTTTAGCTTTTATACCACTAACTTCTTCAGGCTTTACTCCAAGAACTATTTCTTCCCAGCTTGCTCCATTCAGATATCTTCTATAACTCTTTTCAAACTGACTTATTCCTGGAACTCCAAGCCATCTTGGAAGTAATGTGTAATCTTCAATTTTAAAATTTTTAAAGCTTTGCGTAGCAGTCAGTTTAGACATAGTTCTCCAGGTATCTGTCCATATTTGAAGAACTGGTGTTGGTTCTACTGCTCTATAAGGCGTTGACCATCTTGCTGATGCCCCAATGTAAGGTATTTGTTCAGCCAATTCTTTGGCGGTATTAAAAGTTGTTTTTACAAAATTTTGTTCTCCTTTAAAAAGTTTGGCTATTTCTCTTTCTGGTGTAGGTAATGGAGAACGAAGTTTTAAAACATCTTCATATAAAATATTAAGCAAAATAGACCATAAACCAAACCTCATAACTTTTCTAAAATATTCTTTATTCCATCCTGTCTTTGGATGAAGGGTAGGCTTAATCAATTCATTGTATGCTAAATTTATTTGTCCAATAGTAAAAGTTTGAAACAAACTAAACAGCTTTGGTAGTTCTCCAAGCTGTGCTTTTGGGACATCCATAAAGCTGCCAGATATTTGGGTTTTAATTAAACTTTCATCTATAAATCTTTGTAGTTCCTTTCCACCTAACCCCCTCTTTATTCCATTTCTATAAGCAGTCAAAGCACCAATTTGAGCAGTAATAAAATCTAATTCTTTTAATGGATATAAACCAATTTCTGACACTTTCTCACTAACTTCTAACCAGCCTTTAAGTCCTTTATTACAAATTCTTCTTAGAGCATTTCCATCTCCAAATAAATCTGGAACTTCTTTCTGTAAAGAATCTTGAACAACATCAAATTTTCTATTAAGTAAATGCTTACTTAAATCATTTATTAATTGTCTATTTTTCGGATTTAACACAGCTTTCATTGCCCAAGCAATGTCTGTGGAAGGAAACAAAAGAGTGAGGTTTACAATGGCTGTTGGCTGGATTAAGGCACTTCTTAGATTATAAGCAAGCGTAGCGGCAGCTAAATTTTTATTGATTATTAACGCAGCAGTTCTTACAAATGGGTTTTTAGGGTCTGATTGCATATAGCCAATGAAATCAGGAACTACTCTAAAAGCTACTCTTTGCTGATATCGTTGTAGCTCAGTAAACATGTTTGGCTTTTCTGTTTGTAAGTTATAGGTTTTTAATGACCCATTAACAATTAAAGAAATAGGTCTTAACAATAGTTTTGTTTTAGCAAGAAATTCAGCATTAGCAACATACCTTCCAGTTTTCTGAACATACTTACTATATATCTCCACTAAATTAAATTTGATTGGTTCTATGTTTGGTGTTCTTTCTATTAAGAATGGGTCTCTAATATTCTGAAAAGCTATGCGTATTCTTACTGGGTTTGGTTCATTAAATAAAGCATTTAATAATAAACCATCGCTGGAAATATCTCTCATTATTGGAAAATAGTTTTCTACTCCAGTTATCGGAGCAAGTCCCTGTATTTCTCTTGCTGTATTAATAGATTTTAGCCAGCCATCAAACTCACTTCTTAAAAGTTTATCAATGTTTAATTGTTTTTCATTTAATTTAGGTGCTTCATTAATACCATAAGCTTTTTGTAAAGTTGGTCTTATATCTGCTTGTTGCCAATAATAATAAATTAATAAATCTTCTTGTTCTTTTGGTGTTAGCTTTTTCATTTCAGGAATAATAACTTTATCAGCTCTTCTAACAAGTTTGTTATAAGCATCAACTCCATCAAGAGCAGTGAGATAGATATCTCTAAAAGCTATTCCTTTCTTAGTAAAATAGTGAACAGCTGGAACAAATACTCCCATACCGCCATCTTTTTGTGCCATTAAATCTTGTAATTCTTTAGCTGTATATCTAACTGCTCTTTCTCCAGCACCAGAAATCATTACAGGTGTGTCTGGTGGGAGTAATTTTAAAGCATCATCTAAACTTGCATCAGCTGGTAATTTATCAAATATCTCTCCTTCTATACCGATACGCATTACACCGCCCCGTCTTGGTTTTATTAAGAATAATTTAATTTTACCACCCTCAATTTCACCAGCTGGAATTTTTAATTGCTTATCTTTTATAAAACCAGCATCAAATAAAAATTGTTCTTGATATGCTGGGTCATCCGTATTTGTTAAATCTTCAATAATTTTATTGGTTTCTTTTGGATTAGCTTTATTTAATTTATCAATATAAAACTTCCAGTTATCGCTGAATGTTTTGATATCAGCCCCACAATGTGGGCAAGTATCTCCAGGAGCAGTAAGTTTTTTACAAACAGGACATTTAAATACTTGTAATAACCTATTTTTTAAATCATCAACTGATTTAGATTTTTTCAAGAATTCTTCATAAGCTGTATCGCTATCAAGCTCTCCATTTTTTACTTGCTGAATAACAGACGAAACATTAGAAGCATTCTCTAATTCTGAAATGTTTCTTAAATTAAAATCATCTACAATCTTACCTGTTGGTTTTAAAACTTCAGTATTAAGATAATCAACAAGTGTTTCACCAGAATAAGTTTGTTTAGATTGCCAATTTATGTCTGTAAACTTATCAACAACTTTAACAGCATTAATTGGAGTGTATAGCCAAACTTCTCCAGTTCCTGGAAAATAAACACCAAGCTTTCCTTGTTTTACCAGCTTTTGTGGAGAAGGTAGTGCTTTACCACTTTCTGCAATAAACAAATCATCTAAAGCTATTTCTGTTCTATATAAAGACTTACCTATATTTAAATGAGGTTCTATTGTTGGTGAAGTTCTTGTATAAAAAGTAAGGAAAGGCAATTGACCAGGCAATAAACCAGCATTTCTATCTTTATGATAAAACACTCTACTAATTTCTCTGTTTGTTTTTGATAAGCCCATTGCTTGTGGAGTAAACCAACCAATGTTATCATCTATAAACGAACTAAAATGAAATACTTCTACAACCTGTTTTCCTTCTGTTTTTGATAAATGTCTTTGCTGAATTGGAGTTGTTGGCAGATTTTCTGAAGAGCTATTTATTGCTTCTAAATTGACATCAATTTTTTCAGCATTAGATACAATAAATTTTCCTGTTTTATCTTTAGTCTTTTTTCCAAGATAATAAATGCTTTCTTGTTGATATTCTTTAGCCGTATTTATAGCTACATCTTTATTTTTAAAAGTTCTAACAATATCAAGAATTATGTGTCCATCTTTTCCTTTTTGTGTTCTTATAGAAAATAATGGGTTAGATAAGATATCTATATTTCTGCAAATAAAATCTTCAACCTGTTGAGGAGTTAGCTTATCTCCTTTAATAGCTAATGTTCTTTCTGGAAAAAGATTAACTGCATAACTATCATCTCCTTTTAAATTATAGGAGAATAAATTATAGACAGAACCAATTTTTTCTTCTTCAATATTATGGCTTCTTGCCACAGCATCTTTAGCAACTTTAATTCTTTTTTTAAGAGCATTAAGTATTACTATTTTATTTCTATCTGGAGTTAGTTTTTCTGCTTCTTTTCTATGATTGTCCCAATAGCTTTCTTTCTCTATATCCATATCAAGAAAGTTTCTTTTTTCAAGTGTCCCTAATTCTTCTGACTTTCTGTTATAGTTCGTTTGATAACCATAATATTTATCTACTTCCTTTACTTCATATTGCGGTTCTTCTGTTGGTGTTTTAGGTGTTTTCTTAACAAGTATCTTTATTTTTTTAGGAAATGGTTGGTCTTCAGCATCAGCTGATAAGTATGTGTTAGCAGAATCACGAGATTTTATTTCAAGCTCTTTTGCTGCTTTAGCAACTTCAGGCATTTCTTTTAGTATCTTTTTTGTATCTCTTGCTATCTCCTGATGAACTTGAGCAGCAATTGCTTCTGCTGGTAAGAATTGTGATTTAGCTCCAAAATAAGCGGCTATACCAATATTAAAAATTCTATCTACTAAATCAGGTTGTTGAGCTTGTTCAGAGAAAAGTAAAGAATCAGCAGCAGCCGCTGTTCCAGCTCTAAATACAGAAAACAAAAAAGGAGACGATTTCTTATTTATAGCTGTTATTAATTTACTTCCTTCTGGTGAAACAAACTCAATAAGTTTTGGATTTATCAAGCTAACAGTTTGAAATACTGAGGCTACTGTTGCACCATTTATAGCATTGTTTAAAACTTCTTTTAAATATTCATCTTTCTTATCTGTGATTGGTGTTTGAACAGCAAAGGCAGTGGCCATAGTTGTAGCATTATCAACAAATTCTTTTAAAAATTTTATTCCACTCGCTCCCTTTGCCCCAAACTTTTGTCCAGCTTTTCCAATGGTTTCACTACTAATTACTTTGCTGGTTAGATTACTAAATGCCTTATGAAAAGTTTTAACAATAGGAGAACCAACAAAGCCAACCAGATTACCGACAGCATAACTTATCTGGTCAGCTTTTGTTTCTGGGTAATAACTTGCCCATTCTTTTTTTCCAACAAGTCTCATTAAATTTTCTGGTATGCCTAAGGTAATTCCTCTGGCCAGACCAGATACGACAGCTGTTGTTAATCCTGTTCCAACATCATGTTTAACTTCTCCACTTGGTAAAATTACTTTTCCTGTTGGAAGAGAAACACCCATAACTTTAGCTTTTTCATATTCTGTTGTTGGGGTTATTTCTTTTCCTTGTAAAGCAGCAGCCCTTTCTACATCTTCATAAGTAAACTTGTCTTCTTCCTCTAATCCAATAGCATATTTAATTTTTTGCCATAAGCTTTCTTTAGGTGCAGCAGAAATTGTTGCAGCTGGCTGGCCTTCAGGATAGGTTATTCTCATTAACTTGTTTTCTAAACTTTCAGCAGGAGTTGGCTGCTGTTCTTCCCCATATTTTGCTTGTTCAGTTATTGCCAGCAATTTAGATTCAAGGTCTGAATCTATCTGAGTTTCTGGTGTTTGAATAGAAGTGTCAGTAAGTTTTTTAAGTTTCTCTTCTAAATCAGGAGCAACTAAACCATTACTCATTGTATTATATAGCCTTTTTCTTTATAGTCATTTATTATTGTTTGTCTTACATCTTCTCTTACTTTAGCAGCCTCTGGATGTTCTTTTATCCAGGCATTAACTAAGCTATCTATTTGAGATGAAGTTATAATTTTTCTTGCTTGTGTCTGTTGTGCTGGTTGCATTATATTTACACTGCCAACATTCTCTTCTGGCACTCCAGTAGTTTCAAGCAATTTACTATGTGCCCGCATATAATCTTTTTCTAAAGAAGTTTTTTGTGCTTTTAGCCTATTTATTTCATTTAGTAAAGCTGGTATTTCTGGATATTTTTCAAAAATTGGGGTAAATTTTTTTACTGCCTTTTCTACATCACCACTTTCTTCTCCTATACCACTGGTAAGTTCTGCTAAAGTTTTTCTTGTGAGTCCAGCAGGTGATAATTTATTAGCTAACTGAAGTTCTTTATTTGCAATTGCTGTATCTAATTTCTCTATTTCATTATTTATTTTTTCTATCGAAGTAGCAACTTCTTTTCGTTGTTTCTTTCTTTGCTCAAGTTCTCTTTTTCTAATATCTTCAAAAAGTTCTTGGTCTGATTCTATATCTTTACCAAGCACATTAGCTATTCTTCCATATCCAGACAATAAGTTTTCCTGTATCTGGCTTTCAGCAAGCCGATGCTTTTGATAATCCTTCCAGAATGCTGTTCTTAAATCTGGGGGTAATTGATTTAATTCTTCTTGAGTAGGTGTTTTTCCCTGCAATGCTTTAGATATTAATTCATTGTATTTTAGCATAATAGCAGTGCCTACTTGTTTTTCCATTGGATTAGCAGCAAACTCTATTCTTGTCATCCATTCGCTTGCTTCTGGTGACAAACCACCACTCATAAGAGTAGCTTTGTATTGTCTTCTGTCGCTTCTTAAACTTAAATCTCTTTCTTGAGCAAGGGTTTTATCTAACTCCTCTTTTCTTCTTGCTAAATCTGTATCTAATTTTTGCTTTTCAAAAGCTAAATTTTCTTCATGAAGAAGACGCTGTTGTTCTAATTGTTTTTCTAATTCAGCTCTTCTTGCTTCTATTTCTTGCTCTGTTAAATACTTTCTTAATAATATGTCTGCTACCTTACTGGAAGTGTCTTCTATACTTTTCCCAATTTCTCTTAAATCAATAGCCATAATATTTATCTCCTATCTAAACTATCCACTATAAATAGTAGATAAAGCACTCCAATAAGGTGAATAACGAGCTAATTGACTTTGCTGTTCAGTTCCATACAAACCCATAAGCAGATTTAGAAAATCCATAATCTGTCCCTGACCAAATTGTTTTTGAAATTGTTCTAATCCGCCACCTAATTGTAATGCACCTAAAGCTCCTTCTTGTCCAGTAGTAGTTAAAGCATTAAGTAATTGTGTAGCTGCTTGTGCTTTACCAAGCTCCTGTTGCTGTGCTTGTCCAGATATCTGACCAATAGTTTGTCCTAATGCTTGTTGTCCAGCTCTAATAGCATTTTGTATTGCTCTATTAGCTATCCCAGATTCACCAGCAGCAAAACCTCTTGCTCCAGTAGCTCTTTGAGCTTCTTGAATACCAGCTTGTGTTTGTCCAGCTATATTAGCTCTTGCAGTATTTATTAGTGATTGAACATTCATAGGTTGATTTAATCGTTCATATTGTTCCATATATAAATCTTGATATGGACTTTTAAACCAGTCCCTGGCCAGCAAGCTTTTTTTAAGCTCTTCTAATTCTGGAGAATAAAATGTTTCATCATTATTGTTATTATTGTTAGGCATTTTGTTTCTCCTTATTGTTGTTTATTAAACTTTCCAGTTAGCATACTATAAATGCTTGGTGAAGTTGTTTGTTTACTTGCAAATAATCTCATTATCTGGTCAGGATTTATGCCCCACTGGCTTAAAGTATCTTGCCCAAGCTGTGTTCCCATAGCTCCAAGAATAGACTTTTGCAATAATCCTTGCAAAATTGGTAAACTTGCAAAAGATTCATAGTATGGTGTTTTTGGTTTAGTTTCTTTCTTTAATTCTTTAGCAGCTTTACCCTTTCCTATACCTTTTAATAAACCACTCAACAAGCCACCACCAGTCTCTATCAAAGCTGAACCAATTAATGGGTTAATAGGCATTTTAATTCTCCTTTTTTATATATTTCATTTATTTATTAGCTTGTTGTAAAGCTATAAGCCAGACCAGATTCAAACGCTATCGTGATTGGCGTTATTAAAGTATGGCCGTCAATCTTTTTAATCGCATGGTCATAGCATATATCGAATTCATTAACCTCGGCAATAGTTCCCTGACTTATGAAACCCCAGAGTTCTATGGTGTCGTTCTGAGCTAAACTTGTGAAATCATAGCTTTTTGAATCGGTTGAATCAGGTGCTATAGTTAACGTGCTTACCTCTACCCCATTTTTCTTTAGTTGTAAATTAAGATATGGCCCGCCTATCCCTGATTCTCCACCATAAATAACTCTAATAGGGCCAGTTGCCTCGTTTGCTGTATATTGCTTTAATTTTATATAACTCACTGTATTGGTAACTAAAATACCACCACCAGCTATTCTTGTATTATTACTTACTATTGAACCTAACTCACTTACTGGTGAACTTACATACTTAATCTTTTCCCAAATATCATTTTTTCCTACATATAAATCTCCAGAAAACTCTATAATTTGTCCATTAACAACAGTGTCTGGTAAAGCTTCTTTATGTTCAGCAAGAAAATTTTTTATTGCTTGATTAAATGTCCAGCTTCCAGAAATAGTTTCATCAATATTTTTTCTTGGTATGTTTGTATCAATATCTATATCAGGAATTTTACCGCTAACCTTTTTTACTAAATTAACAATATTTATTTTTGCTTCAGATAAAGAAGCATCAGGAATTATTGGGCAAGCATTAAATTCAAAGCTACCAGTGATTTTATTTACTCCAGTATAATTTCTATTTGCTACTAATATTTTGCTTATAGTTTTTATATTGTCTTCACTTATACCTATTTTAGCTGGGTCAAACATATCATATAATCTTGACCAGTTAGTGTTTAATCTTTCAGCAGTTATTTTACCTGCGTCTGCATGAACATCTTGAAATACATGAAATATTGTTGGAATACTCATTTTAATTTCTCCTTAAATATATTTCCAAACTTTATTAATTTTTACATAAGGAATAGCAGATTTCCAAATACCTGCTACTTTAACAAAAACGTTAGCTTCAAGCCATTGCCCAGAAACCTTAACCCAACTTTTAATCTGCTCTATAATTTCTGGTAATTTTACAAATAGACACATCTTGTTTTCGCAGTCTCCCTGCGTGTCGCCCAGATAAATCATATTAAACATCTCTGGAGTCATTATAATACCTCAATATTATCAAGATAGCAAAGCGTTCCTAATCCTTTTGTATAAAAATGAATGTAGTAAACTCCAGCTCCAAGCGATTTGGTTAGCTGAATATCTTGCCAAGAGCCTGTCGTTGTTAGTGGTGTAGCGGATTCAAGCAGATTGCCATTACTATCATAAAGTAACATCATCAAAGTCGGATTGTGAAGTCCTGTAAGATAAGCCTTAGCTTGAACTGTTATATCTTTAGCCGAATTTAAATTTAGCATTGTCGTCCAAACAGCTGTTCCTACTAATCTAATAGCATAAGACCCAGCATATTTCTTTTCATCTACGATACTTCCCGTAGAAGGCAAAATTGATTTTGTCAAAGTAAATCCCTGATGCATTCTGGGAGTGAATTTCAATGTAGCTAAATCCTCTGGGCAAAATCCTGTGTTATATTCAGTCATTTTAGGTTAACCTCACTAAACACCTGCCAGAATAACTCTGTCCACTTCCATCAAGATAAAGCCAGGGAATAGTATCAACATAAACGATATCTCCATTTGCTAATGGACAGCCACTTCTTCCTATATTCATAACCCCGTCTAATTGACCAAAAGTTCTGGTGTCTGTCCAAAACCAAACGGGAGTTTCATAAATCATGAATTTCCCATCACCAGTAGCAATAAAAAACGTGTCAAAATTTTGATTATTGAGTGATTCACCACAATATCCACAAGCAAACGGCAAAACAGTGGAGTTATTTCCATTATTATCAAATAAAGCCCTCCAACTATTACCATCATCAGTTGCATAATCATAATTACGCCGACCTAAATTATTATTCCCTTTAGCAGAAGCTGGTGTGCATATTACAATCGGTTGATTTTTAGATTCATCAAATCGCTTTGGCTGTCCAACATAAGAAGAAAAAGCAACGCCAACTTGTATCAGTATAAATCTTAAATTATTCAGCATAAGTTTATAAGCTTGAGCAGCTTTTC